AAGTAACCCAACACCAAGGAGCGCTATAGCTCCGGCTAATCCTAATATTGCAGGAATTATTGGAGCCAATAGAAGGCCAGCGACACCAATTACGGCAAACATGCCTGCTAAAGCGAGTAATCCTTTAACAATCTCACCAATGGACATACTTCCTAGAGTTTTAAGAACACCTGAAAGGACGGTGAGTGCAAAGGATATAACTAACAATGCTGCCGCACCAGCAAGAGAGGTTTTCATAAACATCATTGCTATTGCTATAATTGTAAGCGAACCTGCTAAAGTAATGAGACCTTTAGCTATCTCCTCCCAAGTCATACTTCCCATGTTCTCTAATGCCTTTGAGAGGATAAGTAATGCTGTTGCTATTCCAAGCATACCAAGTCCAATGGAAATCATATTCTTTGGCATTATTTGGAGCGCGAGTACAATTGTCCCGAGAGCAACACCCATCGCCACCAACCCTTTAACAAGTTGTTCGAGCGATAGACTACCCAACTTCTCGATAGCACTGGCAAATATGAGCATTGCTGCACCGAGAATGACTAAACCAATAGCCGTAGATATAACGCGTTTTGCATCCGGTGTTGCGTTAATGAATAGAGTGAGTTCAACCAATATAACACCCATGGCAGTAAGCCCTTTAACGAGAGCTCCAAGATCGATCTCACTGAGTTTCTTTACGGCACTAGCCAACACCGTCATGGCCGTTGCTAAGAGTAGAATACCGATTCCTTTTGTTATACCCATCTTGTTTAGATCGGTAGCTTTCATAAACAAAGCAAGTTCTGCCATAAGAACACCAACAGCAAGAAGGCCTTTGCCTAAGGAAACGACGTCGATTTCCCCAAGTTTCTTAACCGCGGAAGCTAGAATGTTAATAGCCACCGCAAATAGGATCAATCCAATTGTTCCTTTCATCATTCCGCTAGTGTTGGACGATAGAACTTTTGCTGTTACCGTTAGCATAGCCATTAAAGCCCCAACAGAGATGAGCCCCTTCTCAATATCTTCCCAAGAAAGTCCCGCTAACTTCTTCATTGCCGAAGCTAGAATAAGAACAGCCAGCGAAACACCTACCATAGCAAAGGCCATTTTTGTGATGCCTTTCATACCAGGTCCTGAAATAAACTTTGAGAATATAGCCATAGAACCAAAGAGTTCAGCAAATAGGGTAGTTATTGCAACTAGAGCCCCAGTAAGTTTATCAGAATCAATTGATGCTAGAACCGCAAGAGCAGCAGCAAGAATACCGATTGAAATGGCAATCTTAAGTAGAACGCCCGCTTTCAGAGATGACTGCCAAGCCTCAAGAGATCCTTTAACGCCATCAAGAATGCCAGCGAAACCGCCTGTTACGTCCGACATTGAATTGACAAACTTTCTGATTCCAAGGATAAGAGCTCCAAGTAGACCAGTGTTAATCAAATCAAGAATCGATGTGAAATTACCATTATCAAGAGCTTCAAGAATCTTATCTTGTAGGCTCATTATACCTTTTCCGATTATACTAGCAAGTTTATAGAACAATGGAGCTACTTTCTTAAGAATCTCAACTGTATTTGAGAAGATTTTACCGATACCTTCAAACAAAGCCGAGAATGGTTCAAATCGAATTCTTACTTTGTCCGTAAAAGTTTCGACCCCACTCAGATCAACATTATTAAATCCAGTAAAGAAGTCAATGAGCGCGGTAATACCTTTTCCTACTTTATCGACAACCCAACCTATTACATCTGCAACTGATTGAATTGCTTTATTAAAGATATCGCCTTTCTTAACCGCTTCCTCAAGAGAAACGATCCAATCGCCAACCCCTGCCGTCATTCCTAGGAAGCTACCAGCACCAGGGACAAGTATCTTAAAGAGTCTTGATATGCCACCAATGATTGCAGAGATTGCCTGTTTACCAATACTAAGGATAGCAAAGAACCCAGCAAAAGTACGTTTAATATTGTTTACAGTTTCTTCCCCTATTTTGATTCTTTCTGTAAAAGACTTAAGAGCATTGGTCATTGTAACTAATCTTTCACCAGTCATTGGCGGGAAGATTTGATGAAACGCTTCACCGATTGGTTTTAATACCCTATTAAGGGCTTCGAATGCATTCTTGAATGATTCGATCAATGCGTCACGCCCGCCGTTGTCTTTCCAGAATTGAAGCATCTCGTTACGGGCGTTAGCAGATCTTTCAAGCATTCCGCCAATAGCTGCTCCGAGTTCGGTGTATAATTTTTTACCCTCTTCGAAATCTCCGCCAATAATTTCCCATGTTTGTGCCCACCCTGATTGAGCGGATTCTTTTAGAGTATCATACATTTGACTAAGAGTTTTAATGTCTTGTGCTGCTGCAAATGCTCGTTTACCAATATCGGTGGTTTCATCAGAGTATTTACCAAGAACATCGATTAATACTTCACTCGTCATCCACTGATCTTGTAGACTATCATTAAATCCCTGAGTAGCATTTATTAGACTACCTTTATAGGTCTTATACAGCCCGTTTCCAGCATCAGCTAATGTTCCAGCAGCAACTGCACCTTGTATAAGTTGATTCTTAAATTCAACGGTAGCCATGTTAGCCAGTTCGATTGATTTCCAGTCGATGAGTTTAACATGACCAGACGAAATAGCTTGAGCAAAGTTATACATTGCTCGAGAAGCTTCATTTGCATTGGCTCCGGAAAGAGCTGCTGCATTACTTATACCTTGAATAGCTCCGACTGACTTCTCAAGGGAAACACCAGCATTAGTAAACTTACCAATGTTTGTAGTCATGTCAGAAAATGAATAGATAGTTTTATCGGAGTATTCATTTAATTCATTAAGTTTCTTGTTTACCTCTTCAAGGGAAGCTCCTGTTCCTGCCATAATTGTCTGAACAGAGCCCATCTTAAGTTCATACTCACTGAAACCAGCCATAATTGGATCTATGGTTAAAGCTGAAACAATCTTCTTACCAGCTTCCATGGCTGAGTTAACAATGTTTTGAATTGCGGTAACGCCTATGATACCTAGGGTGGTGAATTTCCCAGCGATCGTATCGACTCCCTCTGCAATTCCAGCGAGTGAGAATTTCCTTCCTGCTTCGCCTAGCCCGGTCAAACTCTTACTTGCTCCGTCTAAGTCAAGTCCCTTCTTAAGTCTATCAAGAGACCCAAGACTTTCTTTGACGCCGGATTCGAATTGCCGATTGTTAAATTGCATTTCTACAATTCTTTCGTCGATAGATCTACTCATAAGCTAGTTACCTCCCTCCATGCTTCATCAGCAAGTCTGTCAAAGACAGGTTTTAGTGCCGGATTAATATAATCTTTTCCTTGCACGTACCCACCGTTTCTTGTAGCATGACCATACTGAATAATGATAGCTATTGGAACACCATCAACAACGTTGGAATTTGTCCACGTGATGTTAAAGGAACGTCCAAATATTTGAATCTTATACCCCCAAGCGCCTGCTGTCTCTCCAGAATCAACTGGAGTAGCTGCTTGGAGAGCGGCGACGCCTTCTCGACCATACTTATCAAGGATTTTTATGTACTCCAACCTTTGATTTCGGGTCAAGAATTTTTCTGTATTTTTGAAATTGCCACGGTGTTTAAATACAATCATGATTTGACCCTCCTTTAGATAGGTGGAGTTTCATTATCTTCTATCTTACAGTTCCCCTTATCTGGCCAAGAGTTATTTATTGACAAATTCTCAACCAAAGATTTAACCAACATAATGACAGCTGGAGCAACGAGTTCAACCAATGCCGCTTTTGACAGGCTCTCAGCAATCTCTTCTCTTTCAATATATGCGAGATAATATGAGAAGCCAGCCATAACAGCACCTATATAAACAAGTATAAATATAAGAATTTTGCTTGTATCCAGCTTACCTTTATCATTAAGCCACCATGAAATCCATATTAAGAAAAAGCCAAAAGCGACCATCCCACATATCATAAAAATTTTTAATCCCCAAATAGTTAGAATAGAGCCAGCTGCAAAGGAAAGAAGAGCTGCGTAGAAGATAAATAAAAACGTTCGTTTGAACAGTTTAGTACTTTTTATCAAGCAATCCAGCCCTATTAAGAACGGTTGCGAATTCCTGCCTTAACAGAAATCCTCTCGGATTATCGACAAGACCATCCTTATCTCCATCAGAGAACAAACCACTCTTAACGCCTTTCTCGCACGACTCCTTTGCATAAGCCGAAACAGGTTGTGTAGCGAATCTTTTTGCAATCCTCGCCATTAAGATATCAACTTCTTCATCTGTCAATTTTGAAAAATCCACGTCTTCGACCTCCTTTATTCTAGCTTCAAGCTTTTTATTGACTTCTTTTGCTATATCTCCATGGAGCCTATATAAGTATTCCCCAGGGCAAGACTTGTTTGCAAACCAACGATGAACCGTCATGTTTTGTTTGTCAACTTGCCCAATCAATGATTTATCAGCCTTCCATAGCAGTTGTTTTATATTGTTTCTCCTACAGATATCTGTAAGGAGTAAGATTAAGGATTCGTACGCTTTGCCAGAAACAGGCCAATTCGGTTCTCCTCCATTATTTGCAACTTCAATTGTTATGGCTCTCTCGTCATTAGAGGATGAAGAAGTACACCAGGAACGATTTTTTTCCTCGACATACATTCCTATTCTTCCGTCTGAACCTATGCCATAATTACTACTTGCTTTTCTCTCCGGTCTTACAAAGATATCCCCGCATGTCTCAATTGAACAATTTCCAGCCATACAATGAATAGTAATAGTATCAATGACATGTTTTCTTGGGTTTGTACTATTAGGAGAGATTTTGGTATATACTACCAATGGACTGTTACTCATGTTATCACCCCTTTGTATTAAGCGACTGCCTACGAGCCGCATTTAATGCCGCATTGCGGTTCATAAGCTCTTTTCTACTCATCCTTTTAGGAGGATTGTTCTTAATGTTGCATACATTAATTAAAGTCAACAATCTATTAAGATGCCATTTTTGACATTCAAATGGTATATTTAAGGCCACCATCCAATAATAGATGATTTCCGCTGTAATTATCTCCCGATTTGGAGGCCTCTTATCTTTAGTAAAAATGGTGGCAGTCATAGGTGCCTCAATGTATTTAGTGACCTCTCTAATTTGCGCATTTGTCACACCAGAATAGTCATCGTAGTTCATATGTTGTGTAATCGTCATACATCTTATGTAATCAACAGACTCTTCAAAGGTCTTTTCTTCTTTGGATAAAAACGGTTTACACCACTTTGACTCCCATTTTGAAAGCGAGACCAGAGAGTGTTCTAACTGCAATATTTTTTCCTTTGTGTTGATAAACTCATTACGTGTTTCATCGTATTGCTCGATAGCTGGTATGATAAGTTTTAACATCTCTTCTGGCCTCCTTTCATAATTTGAATTACTTTATCTGGATGCTGGAACCACAGCATTCGGCGCAATTACCGGTGTAATACCATTAACAAAAGCCGCTGCCGCTTCCGCATTGCCAGCTAATTCCATGAACAATTCGCTGTATGCTTCTGTTTGAGAGAATGCATCACGTAATTCCTGATTCTTGACAAACCTTTTTCCATCCTGGGATTTCTCACCATAAGATCTAAGGATAAGATCTTTAAACATCTCAATGATACGTTTAGTATCTTTTTCCTGCACGATCTTTTTAAGCAGATTTGACAGTCCGCCATATTCAGACATTTCCATTTCAGCAACCTCAGCTTTACTGAGATTGAAATAGAAGTCCTCGACTCTTTCGTTCCCATCGTAATCCGTATAAGTAATAGTCTTTTTTAACATAGTGTTAATCTCCT